ACAATATGGAAGTGTTCGGACCTGTTGTTCAAAGAAGCGTTGCCGTTGTTTTGGCCGGGATATGCAATATCACAAACATCAAATATAGAAGTCAGCTCATAAACAATCAAATTGATGTTGAATTTGGTTCAATTCTTCCTGATGATTTATCTGAAACATTACAGAACCTGAGTATTGCCAATGGTGGAAAATCGATTAATTCGCAACGCACGGTTACGGCAAATTCTCCCTTCACGAATGATATTGACGAAGAAATACGACAGATGGAGGATGAAGCCGAAAGCAATGCGCAACGCAACAATATGGTGGGACTAACCATGTGATAAGTGATGAACTTCTACGAAAAACAACATATACAGAAACTGACGGCACAACAGGGAATCATCAAGTTCGTATTCGATGATTTCATAAGATCGGCATCCACGTTACTAACAAAATGGTCAATGGTCAATTCATCCGATGTATGGGTTGGAAACCTGTTCATTGAAAACGCTATTGATAATCTTCTAAGCGACATGCATGACAATATGTTGACAAAGATAACCGACGGCATGACGCAATCATGGAATAGAGGAAATGATAAGGCTGATGATCTGGTGACAAACTATATCAAAGGGATGTCAATATCCGATACGCTTCGTGACAAGATGATGCATCGTAATACCGAAGCTATAAGGTCAATGATAAACCACAAGAACCAGCAGGGATTGACCATATCAAAACAAGTATGGAATATCACAGACAACACGAAGGATAATCTTGAGTATTATCTACAGAGTGGTTTATCAACAGGGCGTCCGGCCACATTGATAGGTCAGGACATACGTCAAATGCTAAACAATCCTGATAAACGATTCCGCCGCGTAAAAAATGACAAGGGAAAACTTGTTCCATCCAAGCCAATGCAAGAATATCATCCCGGCCAGGGTGTATATCGTTCAGCAGCCAAAAACGCACAACGTCTGGCAGCTACCGAAACAAATAAAGCTTTTCGTATGGCTGATCATGACAGATGGAAAAATATGGATTTTGTACTTGGAATAGAAGTTGACCGTTCTCCTATGCATCGCGGTCCATGCTCCATATGTGATCAGATGGTAGGTAAATATCCCAAAGATTACATTTTTACCGGCAACCATCCATGGTGTATATGTATTGCAACGCCAATTCTACTCGGTCCCAAAGAATTTGCAGACTACCTGCTAGATGAAACTATCCCGAAAGACAAAATTGTCAAAGATATTCCTTCAACGGCCAAGCAATGGGTTGAAGATAACAAGGGGAAAGCGAAAGGATGGTCAAAAGAACCTTTCTTTGTACGCGATAATAAAAAATATTTCGATGAGAAGATAAAAAAGGAAGATGTATCTCCTTTGAAAGTATCAAATAATTACAATAATACTACCAATACAAAAAACGCTTCTTCTATAAGCAAAAAACAACCAATAAAAGAAATATCGGTTTTAGATGGAAGCAATAATAGTCTGACATCTATGGTTACAGCAATGGAAAATCATATCAGACAAAACAAAGATTTTGAGACTTCTATCGTTTATGATCAATCGGGAAATATGATAATAGATAAAAAAGGGGAGCAATTTGCCGTTAATTTCAGCGTAAGTGAATGTCAAAAAATGAAAGATTGTATATTAACGCATAATCATCCTAGAGGATGGAAGTCTTCGGCAAGCTCCATGTCAAGAATTGGAAATTCATTCAGTATCGCTGATATTTCATTAGCTGTAAAATATGATATAGCAGAAATAAGAGCCGTTACCCCATTATATACTTTTTCCATGAAACGTCCACAAGATGGATGGAATATTTCATTCAATGATGCAACCAAAATGATGAATAAAGAAAATGACGCACTCAAAAAAGAATTTCAGCAGAGAATACTAAACGGAACATTAACTCCGGATCAAGCTGGAGTAATCCATTTTCATACATTATGGAAAAGAATTTGTAAAAAGACGGGATGGATATATACGAAAGCCAAAACTAGCTGATTCTTTCAGTGAAAGTCAAATTTCCTATCTGGCCAGATCTTTTTAAATCGTGGGTTTTACTTCCATCTAGAATATCAAACGGTATTCCTTCCGGGAAAGCCGGACATGAATAATCATCTTTATAATGAACGCAATTTGCACATTGCGATTTATAAAGATTAAACACTTCGTGTCTGTCATCTAATATGACTTTGTTTTCATTCATAATTCAAAGATAATCATTTATCATATTGAATATATAAAAGTGAAAAATATTTTTCAGGTTTTATATTTTAAACAGAAAACACTAAAAGTTATGACTATTCTAGATTTAATAAAAGCGGCATGTAAAACAAAAGGAGTGCCTGAAAAATATGCTGAACGCATACAAAAAACTTTCAAGATTGAAAAAGCTGAAGGTATAGAAACTTTTGTCGATGTTTTCAAGGAAAATGTCATACCTGCCATACAAGAGGCCGAGAATGAAGCAAAGGCAGCATCTGGATCGGCAGCGGTAACTGCATACGAAACAAAGTATAATCTGAAAGAGGGAAAACCAGTAGAAACTCCTGCCCCACAGATTACAAGCACTTCTAAAGGAAATGATCTGAAGGAGATGTCCCCGGAAATGAAAAAGATATTCGAGGCAATGCAGAATACCATTTCTGATTTATCAAAAAAAGTGGATTCTTCACTCAATGCATCCCGCGATGAAGTAAAGAAAGAAAAGGCTCGCAAACAGATTGAAGATGCCAAATTGCCATCATCATGGATCAATCGTATAGATCTGTCATCCGACAAGTCTATCGAAGATCAGGTGAAAGAACTGACAACGGAATATACCGGCATCCAGCAGGCCGCAATCAATACTGCCGTTGAAAACGGTGACTACCGTCCGGGTAATGTTGATATTCCAGAACGTACTGAAGCCGAATGGGTAAAGCTTATGAATGGAGAAGATCAGGAATCCAACAGTGGAACTGTTGATTTAGGATTGAATGTATAACTCAAAATTGATCGAGTATGTATTTTAAAAAAGAAAAAGAATTCCAGTATGCTCCCGGTATCGAAAAGATTATTGAGGATGTTATTGGCGGTGGTACCATTGATAGAGCATCATTAAAAAATGCGCTCTTCAACAGCACGTCATTGGATGAACTGCCACCTATTGTAATGGTAGTAAAAGATTCAAAAACGGGTTTGTACTTTGTTGCTAAAACGGCACAGATATACGAAGCTGCGGCAGAATCTGCAACCGCATACAAGGTTGCAAAAAACCATCTATTCGGGATAGGTGATTTTGTAACTGTAGGTGGTACTCTTAAGGGCGCAGCAGACAAGATCGCTGCTATTGACAAAAGTAATACCAGCTACGATGTCATCACGGTCGCTAGTACCATTGGAGTGGCTGCAAAAGGCGATGTACTTGTTTTTGCAAAAGCAAAAGCAGCCGCCGGAAGTGCAATTTTACCGTATGATGGAGAGGTGGTAGTTACAATGAACAAGGTAGATCTCACGGTTGCCAATCAGCAAGCCGGTCTGCTGGTAAGAGGTACGGTGAACGGCGCTTGTATGCCTTTCCCTATTGATAATGGACTGAAGGCTATGATGCCTTTCATTCGTATTGTGTAATTCATTAATTGTTGAAATATGGAAAGAAGTTTAATCAAACAAATAAACCGTAAAAACATGACAGCACGCTTAAGTTCTCGTTATGTGAAGCCGGTTTATTTTCCTAATTTTTTTGGAAACGTACATAAGTCAAGTCTCAAATATGAGACCTTATGCGGTGAACAGGGTGCACCGGTTATTGCAGATATCATCTCATTCGATGCATCAGCTCCTCAAAAAACACGCGAGGTTGTAAGTAAGATCAGCGGAGATATTCCAAAAATATCCGTAAAGAGGGGAATGAATGAAAGTGACTATAATGAGTACAAGCAACTTGTACGCGACGCTCAGGGAGATGCAAACCAGTTGCAAATTCTGAACATTGCATTCAAAGACGAAGACTTTGTATATAATGCTATCCGAGGACGTTTTGAATGGTGGTGTATGCAACTCATGTCAAGAGGCGGTTACCATCTGAGTGCAAAGAATAACAACGGTATTGTAACAGCCGAATTCGTAGGATGTGGAATGCCGGCAAAAAACAAACGTGTTTCATCGGTCGACTGGAGTACTGCCAGTACGGCAAATGGATTACAGGATATTGAAGATACGGTAACAGATGCTTCATCAGAAGGATACACAATCAAGTATGTAGTCATGCATACATCTGATTTTACCCTGCTGAAGAAACAAACATCGACATTCAATACTTTGAAATCGTGGGTAAACACGACATCAAAGATTTTAGTCACAAAGAAACTTATCAACGAGTACCTGGCAGAACAGGAAATTCCGGTACAAATTGTAACTGTTAATCCGGCAGTCCGTATTGAATATCCAAACCATAGACGTAAAACCGTCAATCCTTTCGAGCGTAAGCGCATTGCATTCATGCCGGATATACACGTAGGTGATATCCAAGACGGACCAATAGCAGCAGAATCATCTGAAACATTACAGAAAAAAGCTCTGATGGTCAAAAAGGATTATGTTCTTATCACGAAATGGTCTGAACTAGAACCATTCAAAGAATGGACAAAGGCAGAGGCTAATGCTATTCCTGTGATCAATGATCCTGACGGACTTTTCATCTTGAAAGCTGATGGCGCTGCATGGCCGACAACAGAAGATACGGAAGGAACGGACAACGTACCCGCAAAGTTTTTGGGAGAAGATGTTGATGACGAGGATTTGAAAACTGTTGATACTGTAAATGGTGAATAATCATGACAATTAGAGAAACAATACTTGCTTACCCCGGCATCGGTGATATGGAAGACTTCCTTGACAAAGTAGTCTTACCCAATCGTAATTTGTCAGGAGATGAAAGTAGCGAGTCTGTTGATTGTTCAATGCAAAAACTCATTGCCGCCGACATGTATGCTTTTGCCGGCGGCAATCCGGACTTCTCTGAAAATAAACTTTCAATAACCTATCCGAAATCCTGGTATGAATCAATGGCAAAAAAACTATACATATCAGGGGGCGAACCAGAAAAGGCTGAATCACTCGAAACAAGAGTACCCCAGGGAAGAGCAGGTAACAGATGGTAAAGCGCTATTCACATACGGCAATTATAACAATAGCAACCGGATCGGTTGTTAATGGAGAATGGATTGAGAACAAACCATCAGAAGCAATCGTTAAAGGTCAATATTTCCCTGACACAAGTGGCCAGTTGACATTGAATGTTGATGGAAACGAAAAAACTGTACATGGTGAATTTTCCACCTTACACAAACCTATTGAAAACGCATCGAAAATACGCATAGACAGCATCGCTTTGGATGCTCCTATCATAAAGTGGGAACCGTTCCAGTCACATTCGGTAATT